CTTAATATGGCGTACTTTTCCGGTGAAGGAACCAGAGGCACTAAGCGTGCCTACGGGTTCTGCACCCATCGGAGTAGCTGATGTAGCCATCTTTGATCTCCATTACGAGAGTTAAAGGCCGGCGCTCTCCGTGTTACCGAAGTCAGCTCCGACCAAAGGTAGTCCGAGTTGACCGCTCAGGATTCAGAACGGGCATTCGGGGGTCGTTTTGCTTGAGGAAGTTGTTGTCCACAGATTCCATCTGACTCTCAGCCATGTTCTGAAAGTACTCTTCTCGTTGCTGTACTTTGTCCTCTGGGGCTTTGCACAGTAACAAGCCGCCGATTTCGATGTTCCCTTCAAACCGGGAACCGATATCGGACATGACTTCTAGCTCTGGATGATCTTCAGATTTCACTGGAACCCATCCCTCTCGGAATTTTTGAGAGACGTTCGTGTTGTCCGCTTTGCCTAATGTGCTGGTGCGTACCCAACGGAATACCCACCCGTCTTGCGGGTCAGGCGTTGGTAATACGGAGGCCGGCATCCACGAATCGGATGGTCGTTGTTCAACTTCTCTGGACTCTGCGTCCCTTTTATTGCGCTGTTCTGCCATTTTATGACTCCTTTATGAGCTGGTTGGCATACTGTTCTGCGGTTAACCCTAGTCGCTTTGCGAGAGCGATTTGGGTGCGGCTCAACCTCACTTTGCGTGGTTTGGCGCCGTTATTCCTAGAGGAAGGGGCCACCACCACGGAGGGGCTTCGGGAAGTCGAGGAAGGTTGTTCGTCCTGAGACGCCTCACCTGAGCCACTGTCTCCTTCGCCGAAGTAGTCTGGAAACCTTGACCGCATAGTGCGATCAATAGTCTCAAAGTATTCATCCGAGTTAGGGTCAAAGCCCTCGTCTCGGACTAATTTTTCATGCACGCCGTAAGCCAGCGCGGTCATATCTTTTTCTTGGCCAAACCAAGGGTTTTCTTGGGACCACTTGAGCGCCTTGGCAGACGGCTCTGGTGGCTTATGCGCCGCCGGCTTTTGTGGCTCAGGGGGCTTGAACTCCTCCGGAGCCTGCTTAGGCCGGGTTTTAATCTCGTTTAGCTGATAATCCGCAGACTTTAGCTCGGACTGCGCATTGATCATCGCCTCCTGAGCTTCTAGTATCTTGTCGGTGTTACCTTCTTCGTAAGCCTGCCGATAGCTATTTTTAGCTTGATCGACAGCCATAGCCGCTCGCTCTCGTATCTGATGTACCAGATACTGCTCGCCCTCTTGAATGACTTTGTGATACTGCTTGCTCTGCTCCGCATACTTCTGAGCAACCCGGATAGCCTCTTCGCGAAGACGCTCTGCCTCCTCGCGTTGACGGCGCTCCTCATGCTGTTGATAGCGGAGCTTGTTAATTCTCTTTTTGACCTTGTCCGAGTAACCCTCCAGTTCTTCGTCGTCGCTTGGCTCCGGCTTTGCTTCCTTTGCTGGCGGGCGTCGATCTTCTGGGGGGCGGTCATCTACTACCTCCACGTCTATGTCAGGATCTCGACCTTCGTCATCCGGCTTCTTTCCGATAACCGTTTTGACACCAAAAAACTTTTCTTCAGCAGAATGCCCCTGCTGTTCCATTTGCTCTTCACTCATACCTTTTCAATCCCCCTTGGGTCTTGTACAACTGCCTCGACGCTATCGTCGTTAATCAGGCGAAACTCTTTTCCGTGTATCTTGAAGCGCGTCCCGCTATAGGAGCGCATCAGTACCCAGTCGCCTTCATTGCAATACGGGCCATTCGGGAATCGCTTTTCATCGTTGTAAGCGTCCGCACCCATCTTCAACACAAAACCACAAATGGAACCGATTTCTTCGATATCCATCGTCTGTTTTGCCTTGAGTATGCCGCCCTCCGTTTTTTCATCGGGTTCCGGAAGGGCTATAAGCAGTTTGTATCCCTTGGGATCGGGTAATTGACTAGCAGTTTTTTGCTCTTCAGTCATGATTCCTTTTCCTGCACCAGAGTTAGGCGTCTGGTGTCACCATGCGCTACACCGCGTAGCGAATTAGTCGCGCTCTATCCTGTCGTTCAGATCAAGAAGTGCGCGTTCGGCGTAGGCCAGTCCTTGAATGATGCCTACACAGCGCGAGTATTCCTCCATGTCCTTACATCCCCCGACCGCTATATGGTCGGTGATCTCATTCATGTGGTCGCGATATTCAGTTTGGAGCGCCTGCAACATGTTGTTGCTTGCTTTTTTACTCATCAATTAAGTCCCTGACTACGTTGAAACCGGCCTTGAAGCCTTCGATTTCTTTCTGCGACTCATCCTTGCTCTGTTGGGTAGCCATCTTGGAGGCGAGTCGTGCGCTTTCGATGCGCTCTTGTTGCTCCATCTTCTGGAGATCAACCATTGATTTGCTTCGGGACTTTTCAAGATCGACCTGTATTTTAGCCATCTCGGTCTGCGCCTTAGCCATAGCCTGCTGTTCTTTGATGGCCAGCTCTTTCTGTTGCATCTGAACAATCGGATCTTGCTGTTGCTTGGCGTTTTGCTCGGCTTGGGCCATCATCTTGGCCTTGCCGGTAATCTGGTCTGCCGCAGGGGCAACCAGTCTGGATATGCGGAGTTCAATATCCTCCGGTAGCTTTTCATCTGGGCCGGGAAGCGCCACGCCCAGTTGCTGTTCAATCTTGGCGCGGTAGGCAAATGCAACGTGCTCCGCAATGTGAGCGGACATTGCCGCTTGCATAGCCTTGGCATTCGGCGCCTTGGCTATAAGTTTCTGCATCTCTGGATTTTCTGTAGCCGCCATATGCACTTGGATGTGTGCTTCATGGTCTTGATAAATAAACGCCTTAACGGGGTCGCCGTTCAAGATGTTCATGTTTTCTGTAACAGGATCTGTCGGCTTAATGTCGTCGTCAGTTGGGACGATCTTGTCTGCGTCTTGAATGCCCAGCACATCCAGCATCTGCCGGTGCAGAAGCGGCATGTCGTACATCTGAGGTGCTGACGCGGCGAGCTGTAATGCCGCCTGATACTGCATGATTCTTTGGGCCATTGTGCCCGCGTTAGGGTCGCTGACCGGGATAATATCCACCCGATCATCAAAGTCTTCGACCATAACCTGACCATCTTCAAGGTCATACGGATACTCTCCCGGCCCGTAGTCCTTGACGATCTCTGACAAGATCTTTAACTCATTAGAGACGGCGGCGTGGACACGGGCTTGGACCGCGCTCATCACCTTCATCTCTCGCTCAAGCACTGCAAGCGTGGTGCCAACCGGCGCTTCGCCATTGATGTCCGAGGCTTTTACATCCGCCGCTGATGCGAATCTCCGGCCTTCCTGCACGATATCCCCAAGCAACTGGTATAGGACGTTGCTGGGCTCCTTGTAGGGGAGGAACGAGATGTTGTCGCGGATTGCACCACCCGGAACGTCTACGTCTCGGAACTCTCCGGGCATGATGGGAGTATCATCACCCTTAATCCTGAGTCCCCGAGATTTCAATCCCCCCGGTAGGTTGGCAAGTGTTCCGGCGTCTACCAACTGCCTCAGCAACGAAGTTGCCGATTTGGACAGTCCGCCGATCATATGTACTAGACCAAAGCCATAGAAGCCGAGTCCGGGCAGATACTGGTAATGGACGTAGTGATCCCGCTTTAACTTCTTGGGATCGTCCTCGTACCAGTTGCGCCGGATGGCGAGTATTGTTCTTGATGACTTGTCAATGGTAACGACATAGGGCAACGCAATCCCTGTAGGAGCGCCGCGGTCTGTGTCCTCAAACCCGATCAAGTCGATGTCAACGTGCATTTCCAGCAGGGCGTGCCGGTTGTCAAACTCGTAGTTCTCTGAGTCGCCTGTCAGCCGGTTGTACTTCTGCTGTATTTCTGAAATGTCTGGAGCAGGCGGCGGAAGGTCTATATCGCTATAGAACCCAGCCACCTGTAACTTCCTGATTTCATTGGAAGTTTTCTTCATAACGTGAGTGGCACGCTCACACGTCGAAAGGTCTGACGCGCCATAGCTCACAACAAAATCTTCTGCCGGCACGAACATTGCGCAGGGGCGGTCCATGTTCGGGTCAAAATACACTTTACGGAACGCAGAGCCGGCAATCGGCAGAGAAAACAAAAGTTTTTCCGTTTCCGTCCGATACTCAGTCATGCGTTGTGTAATCAGGTAGTTGAGGTAGTTCTCAACCCTGTGCGCCTGCTTGGTCTTTTCGTCAGTGAGCTTGCCGACTATAGAGGTCTTGACCGGCCCACTAGCAGGATAAATCTCCTGTATTGTTTGGGCTTGGAACCGAATAACCGCTTCAGCCAGCATCGGGTGAAATACACCACAAGCGCCTTCCCACGGGGTTGATCGGTCCTCAAACTTTAATCCTAACAAGTCAAGACCACGGATATAGGAGTCTTCCCAGTCCGCTCGACTGTTACGATCTGACTCAAATTGAGCCACCAGCTCGCTTGCTAGAGCGTCGAGATCGGCCTCGCCCATGAATTCAGCCAAATTGGAGTCGTGCTGAACCCCCATTAGCTCAGAGGCGTTAGGGTCAAAATCGATAATCATACCGCCCTCTTCGTCCATCACGCTGACGGACTCAGGGTTTTCGATTACGATCTCTAGCTCTTCTCCCTCAACGCCTTCCGCGTCAAAGGGGGTAGCAAGCCTGTCAATAGCCATATTTAGCCCATCTTTGCCGAGTGGCCGCGCCCTCGGGTAGCCGCACCACAGCCGCGAGCCATGCCGCCGGACTTATAGCCCTTGACCTTACCGCCGTTTTTCATCTTGGCCTTGCCACCTGTCTTGTACAACTTCTTCATTTGCGTCATCGGCATTGTTCTTACCTCAGTAGTAGTTCGCGACCCTTGAGTAAGGATCAAAGTCATCTTCTTCGTCTGACCGTAAGGCCACGAATCCGCCCTGCCGGTAACGCAACAGCGCCTGTGTCGAGGAGTCAACAAGATCGTCATGCTCCCCAGCAGGGAACGCGGCGAACTCTTCAATGACTTCTTCGGCGAATCGGGTCTCTGGCGCCCATACCACGCCAGATGCAAACAAGTCAGCTACAGCGTTGACGCGAGCTATCTTGTCATTTCCACGCGATGGCGTGTATTCCGATACCGGGATACCCATAGCGCGCAATTCAAATATAAGGGGCATTCCTGCCGCCTTGCCCTCAACTATAAAGGCGTCGGGTTGCATGTCGTTCCACATTTCAAATGCTGTTTTTTTCAGCTCTGGGAACTCCAACCGTTCTTTGTATGCATCCAGTAGGATGATGTTTGGCTGTGTATTGCCATCGTCGTCGGGGTGATAAAACACGCCCCACGTTGTGCAAGCCGAGTAGTCAGCTCGTTGAGTTTTAAGAAACGCCGTGTCCCATGACTGAATCACGAAATCACATTGGGGCGGATAGTCGTGCTCCCACCTTTTCCACCACTCGCGTTTGATCAGTGCGCCTTCTTCGGCGGTTGGGTTTTGCTGATACTGCGCATTCCACTTAGAGGACGGCAGTTCGCTACGCAGAGCCTCTAGCTCCGTATGGCTCCAGAACTCAGGCCACAGGGGCTTCCCTGACGGCATGATTGCTGGGAATTCAATTACCTCCCACTCATCGGAGCCTACCCGTTGGGCGGAGGATTTTATGATCTTTCCAGTTAGATCCCGCATGTGCCAGCGGGTCATCACGATCACGATAGCACCCCCCGGTTGGAGACGCTGTCGTGGTCCTGATGTGTACCAGTCATAGGTTCTGTCAAAGACAGAAGGGTCCGCCGACTGGCCTTCTTGCTCCGAGTGGGGGTCGTCAATGATCAGGAGGTCTGCACCTTTACCTGTCACCGCGCCGCCAACACCGATAGCGAAGTATTCGCCGTTTTTATTAGTGCTCCAGCGTCCCGCGGCCTTTGAATCGGCCCTCAACTGGAGTGTGGGGAACGCCTTCTTGAAGTCGTCCGAGTCCACCAAGTTACGCACTTTTCGACCAAAACCCACCGATAATTCAGCGGTATGGGCCGTTTGGATGATCTTTTTCTCTGGAAACTGGCCCAAAAACCATGCCGGAAGCAGAAATGACGCAAACTCTGACTTAGTGTGTCGAGGCGGCATATTGATGATCAAGCGCTTTAATTCACCTCTGGCGATGCGCTCAAACGACTCTGCCATGATTTTATGGTGCCGGCCTTCAATAAATGCAGGCCATGTGTGCTTGACGAACCCCATGAATGTACTGCGGGCTTCTTCAATTTTTTGGGCCTGCTTGGCCTGCTCCAGTAATTCTGCCGCCTTCAGCTTTACTTCTGGCGATGCGCCCTTCAGCCGCTTGGCCAAGTCGGGCGATAGCATCTCTGACATTATGCCATCCGGGCTGTTTTGGTCCGCTTAAATGATCTGTTCTTGGACGCCGAAGCCACCTTAAGATTGGACTTCTTGTTTGAGCCGCCTTTTGCAAGGGGCTTCTTGTGGGCCACGTCTTTTCCGTCGCCTTTCTTAACCTTGCCGTCTTTCTCCATCATGTCCCGTGCCGCGTTACGTTGGGCGCGGCGCTTCTTCTGTTCGGGCTTGGAATGGTAGTTGTCGTATTCCTTGCGGTAGTTACGTCGCATATTTAGGGTGCAGGCCCAACCAGCTAACGGTCATAAAGCCTTTCTCCATTTGGCCCGACTACTGGGTTAATGCCGCCACCGCCTGCCCTAACAACATCTTCATAGCTCTGCCCAGTTGACTGGCCGAAATCATATCCACCACCTCCCATCATCGCATAGGGGTTGTAGCCGCCTTTACCGCCGTACATTGGGTACATCTGGCGACGCATCGGTGGCTGTTGTATAGGTCTGGTGTAGTAGTCAGAGCCTCTGCGCTGTAGGTCCGCCCTGCTGACCACTTGGTCGCCAATACGAACAAATTCATCGCCGGCGTATGGGGTGAAATCAACGACATTTGACCCGTCCGAGGCAATTGCGGCGCCTTGAAGGGTTGGCGAATTGAAGTCCACATTCGCGGCATCCATAACCGAAGGCGCCTCGGCTACAGTCTGAGTTGATGCCGTGGTGGGTGAGTAGCCTCCCTTGCCGGGACTCATGCCGCCATAGGGAGAATACTGATAGGGGGAGGGCATGGGCTGGCTGTAGCCGCCCTTTCCGCCAAATCCAGATGGACCCATTAGGCCGCGCTGTGGCATGTAGCGCATGCCCGCATAGGGGTCTTGATAGCCCATGCCATAACCGCTTGAATAGGGATTGCGGTAATAGCCGCTACCAGTGTCAATGTCGCCGTAGTTTGAGGAGGGGTTTTCGCTAAAAACTGGCTGAACCGCCTGCCTGTAACCCCCTTTGCCGGGGATTCCCGTTGTTGTATCCGTGGTTTCAGTCATTTCAGTTTCCTACGCGGTTTTTGCGTAAAACTGCATGTCGGCGCCTTCTGACTTGGGGTCGGAAACCCACGCAGAATGGAGGATAGCGCCACGAAGATCGGACTCCGGCACCTTTCCGGCCTCAACTTCGCCCATCCAGTAGTTGGCACCGGAATCTTCTGCGTCCCTGCCGAACAATTCTTGAAATATATTGTTAACACCTTGCCTTGAAACAGACATACAAGTCTCCCTTAAGTGTTCTTGATGTAGATGATTTCAAAAGCGGCTGATATATCAAAAGACACGCTGTTTGAGGAAGAAATCGCCCGCGCCTCAATATCTGTCTTTTCCGTGAATTTAATTGGGATAACAAGCGTGTTTTCGATGTGCATTCCCGTGGTGAGCGATTTCACATCTTTAGTTTGAAATACCTCGCCATGCGGTCGTGCAACCAGCGACAGCTTACATACTGCGGGCGTGTTTGATGTTGTTCCGTTAGAAACATCATACTGCATCAGATAGGCTGTATAGCCCGCCGGTACAGTCCATATCGCCATCAGGGTCTGGTTTGAGCCGTCCCCATTGATGGTTGCGTAAATGTTTGCTGGTACGCCCGTGGTGACAGTGCCGGTGCCCGCATAGAGAACCCCTGCGTTTGCCCCTCCAGACCCCGCAGACCGGACAATCATCCGGTTTATCCGCAGATAAGACTGCGTGGTGTTGACCGCCGTCTGCCCATTTAGGGTGACAGTCTCTGATATTTCGTTGTAATCGCCATCAAGTCCAAACAACTCAACGGTTCTGGCACCCGTGCCCGCCGAAGCGTCATTGGTGGAGCTACTGGAAACCTTCAACACGGTCGCCGCAGACAGGTATGAATACAGCCCGCCCTGTTGCCAAATGGTCTCTAGGGAGTCCGAAACTGCCGCATTGTTGCCAAACTTGTAAACAGACTCGTGATAAGCAATCTGGCCACGCGCTATCTGTAGATCAAAGGGTTCTGTCAGCCCAAATCTAGAGATACTGCTGTAGTCTCTGGACATAACATCTCCCTAAGAAAGCATAGACCTGTCTAGACTTACTTAAATCTATAAATAAAAAAAAATAGGAAAGAAACAGTTGAAAAGCACTAGTAGGAATGTACTAACTTAGGACTGTTCTAGGGCTAGGACTGTTCTAGGGGTAGAAATTCCCCCGGATTGTAGAGAATATACCCCCTTGACAAGAACATGTCTACAGTAAGACAGAGTTTTTTTGTGAAAAATGCAGATTTTTTAGAAAAATAGGGGGTGGGGTGGGACTCCAAGCCGTTTTTCTAGGAAAAATCCCCCCGCTGATAGACAAATTACTAGTGAGACTAGGCAAAAACTAGTGATTTTTTGAGCGTTTCACTATGTAATAGAAATATAGCCACGCCGCTCGCTCAGGGGGGGTGGGGGGTAGGTCAATGCATGATGGTAGGTTCGGCAGAAATGTCCGGATCGTCCGATTGCTCTGCGTCTGACTGGTCATCAGCAACAGACTCCAGCATGGTCTCCAGCTCTGCGAGTAGCTCATCACTCGACTTGCTGTCACTGGTCTCGACAACGTCCCGAAACAAGCCGACCGACTTGCCTAACAGCTCCGCGGCTCTGATCTTATTGCTGTCACCAGCCTCTGCGCTGTCTGTCCACTGCCGTAGCTTGCTCAG